GCAAACCAATACACTAATGAATGTTCTTATGGCATGTTTTACATAGTGTTAGAAGTTCCATTGATTGCATCAGCACAAGTGTCACAAACTGTATATGTATACATCGATTTTCATGCATCAGAAGTCATTCTTTCAGAGGCAGAAGCTTGGTTATACCTTCTTCCACAGACACAAATGAAAGGTATTGAAGGAGAGAGTTTGGAACAAAATCGCAGCAAATCAAAGTCAGAAATTATTGAAAATGGGGAATTTGGGTGGACAGTTGGGCGCATGCCAAATAAGCGCTCCACCGTTGCTCAATCCTTAGGCGAACAAATAACTAATTTGAGACAATTGGCAACAGCAGCAACAGTTTTTTGCAATTCTTATACAGCATCAGTTTCACAAACATATGTGATAAATCCATTCATTTTTAGAACAGCTGCAACACAACTTGCAGTGGATGCAGGACAATACAACGATCACATTGATTATCTTTATTCAGGTTATGCTTTTCAAAAAGGAGGAATGATCATGTCAATTGGTAAGCGAGGCGAAACAGTCTTGATTGGAGAATTAATTTTGTTAAATTCACGCAATAATTTCGCTGGGGTTTCACTTCCAGGAAGCCCAAATGGAATTCAAACAATAACTGCTGCAAATTCAGCTAGCTCTTCTGCACGTGTTCAAACAGTCTATTCAGAAGAGTGTCTGACAAGAGTTCACATTCCATACATTCAACCTTTCAACATCAACCGAACAGCAACATCTCTTGGATTCAACAATGGATCTAATCAAAAATATTTGCTTTTCAAACCATATTCGGGAGGAAATTTACGTTTCTTCCGTTCAGTCGCACAGGATTTTACGCTTGGCTTTTTAACTTCCTTACCTCAGTACACCCTTTTGGTGGCGGCGTCAATATATACATAATGGTATTCGATCATATGTTTGCATTGATAGATAATCTTAGTTTCTCAAAGAAGGATGAGAATAATACAGGAACAGCTCTTAAAAAGAAGCCAAACAAATATCCTTCATTAGATACTGCATTTTTAGTTATAATAGCTCTCTTAGCAATATTCATTTACGGTTTTAGTAAAATTAGAAAACGATATAAACACCACTACAGGAAGAAATATACTGGAGTGGAACTAACCGAAGTCAAAAGCACCCCTTTGGTGCCTAATTTTAGACAGATTTACTAAAAACAATTAATTCAACATTTTATATTTCATTAACTAACCTTTTCATTAAAAATTGTAAGGGGTAAGGGATAATACTAATATTATTCATCATGCCACATTTGTGGCACCGTTTGTAGGTAACACGTTTGCTTCATCTGAAAGGATGTTGACAAAAAACCTTCAACAGTTGGAATGACTGTAATCA